TTAGGTATACCAAGTGCTTGCGTTACGACATCTGAGCTAAAACCAGAGTTACGCAAAAACTCAGCTACTTTGTCTACCCTTTGATCTTCAGGTATTTGATTCTGTATTTGCGTTAGAACATTTACTACATTGTCAAACAATGCCTCATCACGCTCAAACATGCCTTCTGTATCAGAAAAATCAGGTCTACTTAGTTGATATAAAATGTCATCAAGCAAACTCATTTCAGCAGGATCGCCAAGAACCTTATTTTCGTACCCAACTCCGGTGCGACCCAATGTCACTTTAGACATATCTCTTACCCTTTACCGTTTGAGCCGCCATAAAAAAATGCAGCACAAGTACCCAAAATACCGCTCAACTGACCTAAGACTAGGCTAATGATAGTCTCGTCATTCTGATCGTGAGGCAGAATAGTAACGGTCATTACATAAGCTCCATACAAAATAAGCGCAAGAATACAGAAGACTTTAGGCGTAACATCGCTTGCAAACTTACTTCTAGCATCTTTTCTATCCTCAACCTCGGTCTTAAATGACTCAAGATCTATCTCCATTTCACGGATGCGATCTTTAAAATCCTTATCTGCCTCTTTGAGCAACGCCGCCTTTTCGGGTTCTCGCTCAATCAAATCCTCTATTTCGTTGGCTGTAGCATCAGGCATTCCGAGCTTTTGTGCTGCCATCTTGACAGCCATACCCGCCATTGGGCCACCCGCTGCACTGGCTATAGTCGGAGCTAGGGACTTTAGCAGCCCACCTAGCTTCATTCCGCTACCTCTTCTACGATCTCATCAATGGTGTCGCACACATCTGGTACAACAACACCCGTGGTTGCAGATAACGCTCCTCTACCGACTGCCCGTACACCCTTGTAGAACTGACTACAATATAGCTCTTTATTAGCTATAACTTGTTCAACAGAGGTGCAGCTTGGCAAACATACCAAAATTCCAATACTAACTAGCTTCCAGTTCATCAGCGATTTTCTCCAGATCTTCTTTATCTTGCTTGCGTATATCAGTAACTTTCTTAGCAGCGTCTTCTCTTTCTTCAAGATACTGCTCAAGTCTCTCTGCATACCCTGCCATCATGTGATCCGATATCCGGTCTTTCAGACCGCCGCGATCTACCTTCCTGAATAGCTTGCCAGGGTTCACAACATTTGTGCCGTTGTTAGCAAAATACAACATGATCTGGCTTACACTGGGGCCATAACACAGTCTTGGTATCCTTGACACAATATCACTGCCCTGTACACACGATATCTGATAGTCCAAGTCCATAGGCCGCTTAAATCCTTTGAAAAACGTATTAGGTTTACCAAAAGTCACAAGATTTATGTTCTTGTGCTTTTTGTACATTTTTGCAGCAGATAGCTCTGCTAACGCACCACCAAGGCTATGCCCACAAAACAGAGTGCGCTTCTTGGGGTCAAGATGTTCTTGAATTTCGCCCCATATTGATGCGTGTTGCAAAACAAACCCGCCATGACACAGCCGACCTGCGTATGGAACAGGTATCACATTGATGTCTGTTAGAACATCCAACTTCTGTTGAGTGCCTCGGAAGGCAACCACATCAATGCTTTTGCGTTTAGCAATATATGCTGTTGCGCTCGTCCATTTGTTCTCTATCTTGATCGCATCTCTTACGTCATCTTCGTAAGCCTTTTCAGACCAACTCGATGCCATTTTTAACAGTACAGGATCTAATTTCATTTATTCCTCGACGTTTAGTGGGTTATCTAATATGCGTTGTATGCGTTCTTCGAGGTCATCTCGCATCTCTCGTAGTTCGGTGTCTATGTCTCGTAAGCTGTCATTTACACGCTCTTCCAGAGAATAAACATCATCTCTTAACTCTCTTGTAGCGATTGCAACTGAATCATCTGTATCTCTAGCGACACGCTCAACAATATCTATGTCCGCTTGCAGTCGGTCTATGTTGTTGCTGATTTCAACCATATCTTGGTCTATTGCTCTTTTTACTGTGTCTATTAATACTTCTGCACCATCTAGCTTTGTATTCAGTACCGCAAGCTCTTCATCATAAGAACTAAAATCTGGGGAGACATAGGAAACGATTGCCTCTTCGGCTGTTAAAAGCCGCTGATACAACTCAAAGCCGCCCCACAATGCAGCCCCTATGCTCCCCAGAAACGGTATAACAAGAAGTAGTTTGCCTCCAGATACCTTGAGGTCACCAAACTCTACCTCTGCCACTGTAAATTCACCAAGTCGTTGTAGCCTTCATTACCCGTCACACGCAGCACACCCAACGGATCTGCCGAAATATTATTTGATGGATAGGGTTGCGTGGACGGATAAAACTGTGGTCTGTCAGACAATCCAATATTGTACTGATTAAATGCTGGATTATTGGATATAAGAAATACTGCTAGACTCTGGTCAGTAAAGCCACCTGTGTCTCCCAGCTCATCTAATTGGTTTTCTAAGCTCTGCTCAATGTCCTGTTGACTCATGTTCTGTATTTGAGTTTCGGCTCGTTGAACTGTGCGTTGTTCGTCTTGACTTGGAGGAGCTACGTCAAATCGACCAAAGTCTGGGAGTTGAGCAGATAAAAACTGTCCTATTGACTGACCTGTGGCTATGGCATCATTAAAGTCCTGCTCAAACTGCATTTGACTCGGCGGGGCCAACTCCTCTTGAGTAAGGCTATTAGTCTGTTGTTGCTCGGCCTGATTATTTGCAGTTTGTGCAATTTGCTGCCGCATATCTGCAACAGTCTGTTCTGAGCCTGTATCACCAAATACGGAAATATTCTGTATCCTAGAGCCAAATGACTGAGATTGTCCCGACAAACTCAACGCAATACCTACCACATCCACAGGCGGTTTTACGGTAGCACTTACTCTTTCCGCCGCCGGTTCTGCTCTGGTTTCAGCGGCTACTTCAATAGGGGCTGCTTGTGCCTCTACGACTTGTGCCTCTCGCGCTATTGGCTCTGCTCTAATAACAACTCGCTCTGGAGCAGGTTCTGGACTTGGCTCACGAGTAATCTGAACTATCTCTGCTACAGTTTCCACCACTTCTACAGGTCGAGCTTCTCGCACTTCATTAATTTGTGCTGGTTCGCCCGTAACCTCTAATGCTTGTTGCTGTTCTTGTCTAATTGGCTCACCTGTTGGCATACGGTTTTCTATCTGTGAGCCTCCAAACATCTGTTCTTGCGGTGCGTCTTGATAGACTTGTGGTTGTGCCAGTTGTGTCAATGCACGAGGTCGGCCCATAGCATCAGGCTGATCAAGATGCATAAAATCATCTGCCGAATCACCAAACACGGTGTCTATTGCCTGTTCCGCATAGCTGGGTGGGGCAGACACTGCTTCTCCACCACCACCGCCTTGTTGTTGGTTTAAGGTACTTGCAGACATTATCAAACTAGCCACGCCGTTGTTTAATTCAAAAGCTGTGCTACCGCCATAGTTTTGAACGTCATTGGTGGTGAAACCATTCATCTCCCACTCTTGTGTCCAAGAGCCACCGTATCCATCTCCGTTAGGAAAATTAGGGCCACCATACCAACCAACAAATGCCTTGTGATGAAAGCTCACATTGATATCTTGATACTCAAATTTAAATCCACCTGTGCGATCTAGCGTTAATCCAAACGTATTCTCGTTTGTGGTGGCATATTCTCTGACTTTGTTCCATAAAAAACTGGTTGAGTCCGAATTAGTTTTATAAAAATACCCCGCGTTAGCATCATTGCTAGTATCATCAAGATCAGTCCACAGTGGGGCAATCATGTAAGAAAAACTGCCTAAGCCATAATCTCGTGGCATATACGTTGGCATCCCAGTAGCATGAGTGTATCCATCACAACAATACCCATACAACGGAGCGGTCTGCTTACCTATTCCGGTGGTTGGGTTATACATAAGCACAAAACCATTTGTACTCATCCACGCATGGGTAAAAACTTGATCTAACCACGGAAAGGTATGCCCCATTTCTATGCTGACTGCCTTATCATCTACGCCAGACATAACCTGCGTCATGCCCTCTGGAGACAGGTTATCTGCAAACGTTGCAGCAGGAAGAATCAAAGGCAACAGATATCTTTTCATCTCACCCTCCGGTCTGGCTCTGGGATTCGATCAGGATTGGCTTCCCAAAGAGCTTTAGCTTCATCACCAATCTTTCCATCATAAGGACACGGAGTTCCTGCGCTCATCATGCTTGACCATACGCGATAGTCCTGACACATAAGAGAGACAGCAGCTACTCGCATACCCATGTCATATAAAGTCTTACCCAACTTGATTCGCTCACAATTTATATCTCTAACTGAACGACCCGTAGACAAACCTAATATCTGTGTCTGAACTGCCCCTGATATGCCTGTTGTGCATAAGTCTTGGCTATAGCTGCTGCCAATACTTGGTGCAATAGCACTTGGAGGGGGTGACTCTACCTTTTGGGTCACTCGCTGAGTTGAGTCGCTAATGTTTTGGCTGTTGTTCACGTTGTTATTTGTGTTTATAGCCGTAATGTCACTTACGCTATTGGTAGTCGTAAAGCTAGTGCTGTTTGACGTTGTGTTACTTGTTGTATTGTTAGTATTTGCGTTTGTATTGCTATTTGTTGAGATAGTATTGTTTATGTTTGTATTGGTGTTATTGCTTGTGCTGGTGTTAATGTTTTCAATCAGACCGTTGTAGTCCATTGTATTTACATTTGTATTAAGATTAGTTCCGCTTGTAGTAGTGTTGATAGTCGAGTTATTTGTATTGTTGTTTGTTGAAGTGCCTGTGTAATTAGTTGTGTTTGTGTTGTTGTTTATATTGTTGTTTGTATTTACGCTAGAGGATGAGCTTGTTGCAGTCGTAGTTATCTCGGTCTGGGTTTGCGCGAAAACCAAACTAGAAAGCATCAACAAAAACGGAACAGCAAATATTTTCATCAATCACGTTACACATCTGGCTTTTCAGGCCACGTTATTTCCCAAGGAAAAGTGTCCTGAGCAGGAACATCTAATAGCAGTTGCCTGTAGTTTGTCATCGCAGTCTGTTGCTCAGAGGTAAGTGCTGCCCACCTAATGGGGTTTAGCGAGTCCACATCCCACCTCAATCGGGAGTCTCTTTGTGCGCGAATTTCGCCAGACATCCAAGCATCTTCCTCTGATTTTTCGTCATCAGTTGCATCTCTTATTACCCATTGCTGCACCCAGATAAGGTCTTCCCGCTGAGTTATTTCTCCAGGCTCTATTCTTTTATATTTTTCTGAATTGGGTTTTACACCCGCCTCATAAATACCGTAGCCATATTGCCCAGCAAGCTCTGGAGTTATCATTTGCCCATGGAACATAGGTTCACAATCACGAGCATTTTGCTCAGGGATTGGATGAGTTACTGCCGCGCCGTCTTCTATTTTCACTAAATACATTACTGATCTGCCGTATTAGTTGAAGGGAATGATCTGCCAGTGCCCCAGATTATCCTGACCGCACCTTTTCCTCCTGCACCGCTGTGAGTGTTATAGCTACTGGAAGTGGT